AACTTGAACGAGTCCTCGACGCTGGTCACCTTCTTGCGCAGCGTCGTCCCGCCCTGCCATGCCTTGAACTCGGCGACGTCCTCGGTGCGGTCGATGTCCACACCGCCGTCGTCGTCGATCCAGCCGACCTCGACGAACCCGGCGGCGGGCGCTTCGAGGGTCGTGGGGCCAGTCGTGCCCTTCGGGGCGACCCAGACGCCCGAGGCGTCGTCACCGTAGATCCTGACGTTGTCGCGGTCCTTGGCCATGGCTCAGTTCTCCTTGGGTGCGTTGGCCTTGGGGGCCGCTTCCTTCGCAGCGCGGGCGCGCCCGAAGTGAATGAGGTTCTTCGCCTCCTCGAGCGGCAGGCTCGCAGTCGCGTCGGCATTGTGGTTCTTGCCGGCCGCGTCCGTGTACGGATACGCGAACTCGACCTTGAGGTTGTCACTCATGACTGCTGCACTCCTCGGGTGAGTAACTGAACGGTGAAGAGGGTGTGGATCTTGGAAGGGTCAGCCGGGTCGGGAAGCGGGACAGGGGCCGCGAACACCCGGCAGGGGAACGCCTGCCGAATCCGCGCCAGGAGGATCCGCGCCGCGAGGGAGCGGTCCGCCTCGGTCGACACGCCGCCATCAGCCCACACGCGGACGTCGACCAGCGGGCGCTCGGCGACGAGGCCCTCAGCCTCGCCCCCGACCATTCGAGCTTGGATGAACCAGGACGGCGTGGTGTTCGCAGACGGTCGGCGCCCCAGCTTCCACGTCGAGCCGCTGGGGGGAGTGGGGAGATGGCCTCCGTCGATGACGGTGCGGATGAAGTCAAGGATGAGTTTCTCTGGATCCTGCTGCACGACGACGGGCATCACGCACCACCGATCGAGCGACCGAGGGCTCGGTCGTTCGCCTCGCCGGCAGCGCCGGAGCCCAGCCTGCGAACGTAGGAACGGGCACGGGACCGTCCGGCATCCGCGACGATGATCTCGTCAGTGGTGGCCAACCTAGCCCGCGCAGCGATTCCCTCCGCGACGTCATTGACGGCAGCCCGGACCTCCTCAGAGGTGAGGATCTCTCGGACAGCACTGCGGTTCAGCTCGAATCGAACAGCCATCAGCCCACCGTCCCGAACGCCTGCACCACGACACCGGCGTCGCCCCAGTCCGCCGGCTGCCCCTGAACGGGATACTCCTCACCGCGCACCCGCACCCGGTCCCGAGGCGCGACCTCCGTGCCGGCGGGAAGGTAGAGCGTCCACCCGGACGTGACTGCGTTGCGCGAGTCGATGAAGGCCTCCCCGACTGGCCGCGGCTCGAGCGGGGCGATCGTGGTGACCGTGGTCTCCGTCGGGTTGTCCCAGTCCTCGATGGTGTTGCCGTACTCGTCGGTGGCGGTGGAGGCCGTGAGGATGACGACGTCCTCGCCGGTCATAGCCATCAGGCGATCCCGGTGATGAGCGAGTACCGCGCGACGGTCGGGTCCTTGACCGACCCGGCATCGGCGCGGTAGCTCATGGAGTCGGTAAACGGCCCGCGGGTGGTCGTCAGCTGGGAAAGCGCCGGGTCGCGCGGGTTCACGGCGTTCCTCGCGCGCGAAGCCAGGACGGGCAGCAGGTCGAGCGGCGTGTCATCGAAGCCGTGAACGAGGTCGACCTCAACAACGCCGGTAGGCCAGCCCGCATAGCGGTAAATGCCATAGGGGATCGCAGACCAGTCGGAGGCGTCGTATGCCACCCCATCGACCCGGATCTCGCTGATGCTGACGATGCGCAGGGAGGGGATCCGCAGGTCGTAGCCACCCCAAGTGTTGATGCGCAACGTCTCGGTGACCACCGGCGCGATGTGCCAGCCAGCCTCGGCCCGGACCTGCGCCGCGGCAATGTCGACCATGATGTCGTCAAACGGGGCGCCCGGGAAGTCAGCGAGGTCGAAGGGGGTGACCAGTGTGTTGCTCATCCTCGAGACCTCCTAGTTGAACTGGACGGAACAGCCACAGTTGGCGACCTCGTCGGCTCCGCCATCGGGGTCCCCTGGCCATGCCATGCCGTTCGAGAAGTTCTCCGAGAGTGGGACCGTCTCGCCGTTCATGTGACCGTGACGGCTGGTCCCGCCGACCCACGTCTTGGTGGCAGCGCCGCCCTTGACTGCCGCGTCTTGGGCGCCGAAATTTGCGGCCGTCGTGACCATACTCAGCGCGTACTGCGCGGCAGCCGATTCCAGCAGGAGCCGGAACACCTCAGTCTTGTCGTCCGCGCCGGCCAGCGCGTCGCGGGTGGATCCGTTGATGCGCTCGGCCGCCAGGTCCGCGTTGATGGTCAGCCACGCATCCATGACCTCAGGGTCATAGTCAGCGCCGAGCGCATCCGCCACCCTCAGCGCTACGTCGGTCGCCGTGTTGCGGTTGCGGACGTAGACGACCTGAGCGAGCCGGGCGTCCCACTCGTCCCCGAGGGGACGCCCGGCCACCACCACATCCGCCTCCTGGTCCGTGAAGACGTCACGCAGAGCCGCACGAGTCAGCTCAATGTGTCGCTCACGGATGGAGGGGAATGTGGTGTCGACGCTCACTTGTCGGAAGCGGACTTCCCGGACGACGCGCTCTTGCGAGCAGACGCCGCCTTGCGAGCCTGAGGCGTTGCGGCGTTGCTGTCGTCCTCGACGAAACCAGCGTCATCCGTGCCACGCAGGCCCAGGTCCTCGAACGCGACCGGGTCGACGGGGCGACCCTCGGCGAGCTGCTCCTGCTGCTCCACCGTGCGCTCCGGGTAGCGGTCCTTGTTGCCGAGGATGATGTCGGTCGAGGTGACCGGCGCCTTGCGGACCTTGCGGTCCTCCAGCACACGCTCGAGGTAGCGCACGACCTCCTCGTTGCCCGCGGCCTTGGCTGCCTCGAGCGCCTCCTGAACCTCGCTGGTGTTGTCTCCAGAGTCGGTTGCCATGGTGAATCAGTCCTCTCAGAACGTCGGGGTGACGAAGCCCGCACCCGTGAGTCGCGCGACGGAAGCGGGGTAACGGGCCGCCGAGAAGGCGATGTACCCGTAGACCTGCAGGCGGACGGTGAGGTTGCCGGAGAGGGTCTCCTGCAGCACGCGGGTGCGGATGCCCGACTCGTAGAAGACCACGTCGTCGGTCTTGAGAATCAGGATCATGTCCTGGTTCGTGCCGGCGCCCTGGTTCGTCGGGATCGACGGGTCGGTGACGACGGGCAGGCCCTGGATGGAGCCGACGACCTGCTGCGTGCCGACACCACCGAAGACGCCGACCGCGTTGTTCGGCCCCTGCGCTGCCGGCACGACGAGCGGCCGGGTCGAGGAGTCGAGCTGCGACACGAGCCACGCCCAGCGGCGCGGGTGCATGACGATCACGTTCGGCGCGGCGTACCGCGACGTGTAGATCTGCTGCGTCGCGTTGGCGATGGCCGAGTAGAGGCCCGCCACCGTGGTCGCCGTCACCGTGACAGCCGTCGCACCGGAGACGGTGTTCAGGCCGGTGACCGTGCCCGACGTGCCTGCGCCGGTGAGGAGCTGCACGTTCACCTTGGTCGCGTAGTCGGCGAGCAGGTCCCGGAAGACGAGCTCGTCGAAGTTGATCGGCGACTGGTCGAGCAGCTGGATCGCCACGTCCTGCTGACCGGCGATGGTGCGCACCGGGATGCTGATGGACGTGTCCGTCAGGTCCGTCTCCTGCACCGGGTCGTTGTCGGCCGGCTGAATCGCCGTGGCGGTGCCGGTCGCGATCTTCGGGATGTTGATGGAGTCGGTGCCGGGCGGTAGCGGCTGGCTGTTGAACAGGTTCGCGGTCGGGCGGCCCGCGCGGGCAAGCTCGATCCACTGACCCATCAGCCAGGCCGGGGGCACGAAGGCGCCACCGGAACCGTCGGTGCGGTTCAGGTCGCGGTACTCCTTGTACTCCGGCTCGACGGCCACCTCCTGCGAGTGGCGNCACGGGCCTCGTGGTCGCCGTTGATCTGGGCGTTGGCGAGGTCCTTCAGGTAGGAGACCTTGCTGCCCCGCTCGTAGGTGCGGGCCTCGGTCACACGCAACTGCGCATTGACGGAGGCGGCCCGGCGAGCCGCAGCGGCGGCGGCCTGCGAGCGCTTCTCCTCGTCGGAGAGCTCGGTGATCCGCGTGTCGAGATCCTTGATCTCCTCGTCGACCTCCTTGATCTTGGAGGTGTAGTCGCGGAACTCCTTGGTCTCCTCGTCGGTGAGAGTGGAGCCGTCGCGCTTCTCCTGCTCGGCGACGGTCACGATTGCCTTGCGAGCCTCGACCAGTCCCTCCCGGCGCTTGTTCGCGTCGGTGAGCCTGTCCATGAGGCGCTTGAGCACGTCGTCAGACATGACGATGTTCCCTTCCTCGGGTTTGGGGTTGGTGTGTTGCAGCGCCCCGAACAGGTGAAGCGGCGCGAACCGTCCTGGGTGCAGCGGCAGCCCCGTCGGGCTGTGCTGCGGCGCAGGTGATGGCCGGGTGCTTCGGCGTGCTCGGTGTCTTCTATCGAGCGACTCAGCAGTCGAACTCGATAACGCGCAGCGCCTCCTCGATGGAGAGCGCGCGCGAGTCCTTGGGGGTCACCTCTCGGATGAGCTCGTCGAGGTGGTTGCGGGCCTCTTTCAGCGCCGCGAGTGGGTTGTCCATGCTGCGGACCTCCGCGAGCTCCGTTGACCGGACGGCCTGGAGCAGGTCCTGCGGGGATGCGATGGCGATGCGGGTGGCGTCGTTGGCGCCGTTGTTCACGACCGACACGTCACCCTTGTCCATGTTGACCTCGAGCAGGGTCCGCAAATCCCCCTGCCAGTCCTGACGCATGGTGCGGAACGCGTAGGACATCTCGTCCAGGTCGCCGCGCTCCATGCGGATCTCGAGGTCCCGGCCGTCCTGTAGCCGCCGGTCGATACGCGCCTCGACGTCGAGGCCCTTGGTGTCGGTGCCCAGCTTGAGCGTCCCTGACTTCGTCCGGGCGAGCGAGACGCCCGTGTGGTTGATCAGGAAGTGCACGTCCGGGTTGCTGCGCAGCGTCTTGTCGAACGCGCCATGGTCGCTCTGCTCGTTCCAGCCGCCCGCCTCGGGGCCGCCGGCCACCGGGTAAACGTGGTCGAAGAGGGCCGCATAGCCCCGAACGATGAACTCGTTTCCCTGAGAACGGACCTCGAAGTCATCGAATCCGCGCCATTCCGGGGTGCCGAGCAGCCGGTCAGTCTGTGCCGTCACTTCCGGCCTCCTCTGTAGGTTCGTCAGCCGGGTCGGGCCGCGGCTCCGTAGGTGCAGGCTCAGCCCCGAGCGGGCCGAAGTTGAGAGGCTGGCGGTACTTCGCACCGGCGCCACCAGGGATCGGCGGCAGCTCCTCCTTGGAGCGCACGAAGTCAGGGTTGAGCCAGCCGCCGTCGATGCCAGTCCGGTATGCCTCGTAGCGAGATTTGATGTCCCCACGCAGCAGCGCGTCCACGTTGAACTTCACGAACTGGCCGCGCGGCAGCTGGGCGCTCATGGCGTCCTCGATGCGGCTGAGCCACGGACGCAGCGTGTAGGTCACGAAGCCGATCGACTGCTGCTCGATGCCCGTGCCCCACGACGTCGACTTCGTGGTGATCGCCACCATGTGCGGCGGAACGCGCATCATCTTGCACGCCTCGAGGTCCTGGTGCTCCCGCGTCTGCAGGAACTGCGACTCTTCGGGCGTGATCGTGATGGGCTTCCACTTGAACCCGCCCGACAGCACCGCCGGGCGACGGCGACCGCCGTGCGACTGGATCCACGTGCGCTGCGTCTGCCGGACCTGGTCATCGGTGAGCGTCTGATCCGTCTCGAGAACGGATGACGGCGCGGCTCCGTCGCGGAACCACTTGGCGCCGTACTCCTGCGCAGCCAGCCCAAGGCCGAGCGTCTGCCGGTGGTTCTGGATGACGGACAGCCCGACATCGGAGCCGGGCAGCCGGAACGCAGGGACGTGGAAGAGGTTCTGGTACGGCTCGTAGTGGTCGGTCAGCCAGAACCGCTTGCGGTAGGTGTCGGGGTCACGGTCGATCCGCACC